GGGTTCGCCGCTCTCGCCCTTTTCACCTGCAGGGCCGGATTCACCACGCAAGCCAGGTTCACCCGATGCGCCAGTTTCGCCACGCTCGCCGGGCACACCGGCATCGCCATTTTGACCTGCTGGACCGGCCTCACCGCGCGCGCCCGGTGCGCCAGGTTCTCCCGTTGTGCCCGGTGCACCAGGCGGTCCGGTATCACCGCGCTCGCCCTTTTCACCAGCAGGCCCTGGTTCGCCGCGCGCGCCAGGTTCACCGGGAACTCCTTTTTCGCCGCGATCGCCGGGTAATCCCTGCTCGCCCCTGATCGACTCGCCTGCGGGGCCGCGCTCTCCCGGATCACCCTTTTCGCCTTTTTTGCCGCGCTGCGCCGGCGGCATATCAGCGACCCGTCGCTCAAATTCATCAATGCGTTTCGATACGCCGGCCATCGCGCCTGCAACATACGACTTGACCGCCGCGACGACGGCATCGCCCACCGCTTTCAAGTCTGCCATGCGAGCCCCTTCGCGATGTACTCGAGCAGCTCCTTGGCTTGCGCATCATTCGTCGCCGCAGACGCGGGTGCCGGGGACTCCGTTGCCGGCGTGGTGGGTTCAGGCTTTGGCGTGGTCCCAAACGGATCGGCCTTCGCGTCGCGCTTGGCCAGCGCCGCGAGCGAGTAATTCTGCTGCTGCAGGTACGGCGAGTCGCCGCCGGCCACTGGCTGCATGTTTTCTCCTGCGCGCGCTTCGTTCGGCGACATCCAGCCGCCCTGAATCGCCTTGCTCTTAGTGTCGTAGCGCGTGGCCGTGTCCATGCGCATAAGCCCCTCCAGGTCGAACTCGGTGTAATAGCCGCCGGGCAAGGAAAGCCCTTCGTCGAGGCACGCTTCCGCCGACTCGATCAGAGTTTGCAGGCAGTCGGAGTAGTAAGTCTGATTCAGCGATTCGACGCTGACTCGCGCAGGCTCCGGGCCCCCGAGCTTGAACAGCGGAACGTGGAAGCAGCGCGCCACGTCCTCCACGGTCCATTTCAATTGTTCGATCAACTGCGCTTCGGTAGCGGGGATCGTCATGGCTTCGTACTTGAGGCCATCGCCTAGCACGGCGAGGCGACCGATATTGTTCCCGCTGTAGTTTTCCTCCCACGCGGCCTTGAGTCGACCTGCTGTTTCGTCACTGATCGTGCCGGGCGCGGTCAGAGCCCCGGACGGGCGGCTCGCGTTGTTGAAAAACTTGGTGCTGTTGCCCTGGATCCGGTTGCCCATCGTCGCGGACATTCCGCAGGCGTAGATCGGCGACACGCCGACGAGCGGGTGCCAAAGGCAGATCATGCGGTCATGGATGATTTCGGACGCGGGCACCGTGATGGCGTCGTTGAGCTGCGAAAGATTGTCGGCGGCGAGCTTATAATAAACGCTGCCGTCCTCGGCTACGAGCGGCGTAACGCGCTGCGCGTCCAGAATGTAGAGGGTGTTGACGATCCCGCGCGCGTCGCGCTGTTTAAGCGCATAGGTATTGCCGAACAGGAGTTTGGAAACGATCCACTGCTCCATGAACTTGATGCGCGTCTGGTAGCGGTTTGGCTTCGCGAGCACCGGCAAAAATGGCGATTGCGTCTTTACCTCTTTCGCGATGCCCTTTTCGTCCTCATCGACGAGTTTGATTCTGAGCTTGCCGATGTCGCTCGCGATGACGGTGACGCACGCGAACACCGCTGAAAAAGCCAATACCTCGCGCGGCGCGTCGACTTCGACATTGCGCTGCCAGGCACCGGCAAAGGACTCCCGGATCAGGCCAAACCAGCCGCCGGTCGAATTCACAGCGGAGAGGGTCTGCGCCTTTTTGCGCGCAACCTCGAAGCCGAAGATGCGCATCGTTAGGGCGCCTTGCGTTTCGTGTTGTATTTACGTTTCTGGCGCGGTTCGACGGTCGCTGCGGGGACGCTCGCGACCATATCGCGCGTTTGGTATTGCTGCCCGGCCTGCATGGGCGCTAATTCCGCGCGCCCAAGCGCGAGCAGCGTTCCGACGTACGCTTGATCGGCTTCGAACGAATCGCCTGCAGACAGGTTGCGCCCCGCGTAGATATGGGCAACTATGGAGATCATTTTTGGCATGACGTTTCCTTGAAAACGGGTGCGCCACCGAACGCGGCACGCGCACCCTTTACTGAAACTGCTAGACGTATGCTGCGCCGGAGATCCACGCCGCTGCGCCAGCGCGGCGCTTGCCCCAATTGATGTAGCGCACCGCCTTGATCGCCAGGCTGTTCGTCTGGAACATCGAAACCATCGTGGTTTCCGGAGTTCCCACGCCGGTCGAGTTGTTGGTCGGGTTGTCGAGCATCTGGATCGACGCTTCGGAGCTGGTGCTGATGGTTAGTTGACCGTCATCTGCCAGCAGAACCTCGGGTGCGTTGATCAGGGCAATGATGCTTCCAGCCGTCGGGCTGCCGGTCAGTAATGCGGACTGCGACGTGATTACCGGCAGACCCTTGAAGATCCCGCCGTTCAAGTTGACGCCGGGGAAGGTTTGCTGCCCTAGCGGATTCAACATATCGCCAATCGCCATTGCCTGGCCTGGGGTCATAATCCACACCCCTTTGCTCAAATCCAGGTTCGCCGTGATCCAGGCGTTGAGCAGCGCGGAGGTGTCCGTGCGCAGCGCCGCCTCGGTGGCGGCGGAGGCGGGAGTCGGGCTCACGCCGTTCAGCACCGAAGCCGGCGACACGTTGGAAACTGCCGCAATGTCTGGATCGAGGAATTGTGTATCGAGGAACTGCGCAATCGCCCCAGCCAGATCGTTGCGCACCAGGAGTTCAGCCGACGGCGACGAGCTGCGTACCAGCTCATCGTCGATTGGCACCAGGCCCGCCGCTTTCGCCATTCCCAGGTTGACCGCCGTGGTGCCCAATTTCGACACGGGCACCGGCTGCCCCTGGCCTACCCAATACGCCGATGAGCCTGCGTTTTGTCCGGCGATGCGCACATTGAACGGCACGCGCGTCAGACCGGGAATCCGGCCGAGGATCGTCAATGGGCGCAGAAACTCGATGAACTCGTTCGCCAGATTTTGCGCGTAGACGAGTTCGGCCGCCCACCCTGCGGTGGTCGTGTCGCCCGCAACAACAGCGGCTTTCAGGACGGCGACCAGTTCGGGCGTCGTGTCCATCCAACTCTTGTTGTTCTGAACGATGGAGAGTGCTTCGTTCAGGCTTCCCTTTGCGCGCAACATCGCCATCGCGTACCGGGCCATCTTGACGCCCGGCTCCACGTTCGCCTTGACGCTGATGATGCCGCTCGAAACAGTGCGGGCCTGCGAGCCTGCTGCCGGACCGTCGATTTTCGCGGCAGCGAGCGGCACGGCGCGCTCGACCATTTGCGCCTCGTGCTCTTTCAGGCGTACCAGATGCTCATCGACCGTCTTGACCTCAGCCTTGAGCGCATCGTATTCCTGCGTTTCTGCTTCATTCAGCGTGCGGCCCTCATCTGCCGCCTTGCCCATGATTTCGTCCATGCGCGCACGGCTGGCCGCGCGTTTCGCCTCGAAGGAGGCGATTTGTTCTGCAATCGTTTTCATTTCGGTTTTTCCTTTCGGGAAGTTGGGTCGTGTTCCCGAAGCGCCGGGAGCGGAGGACAAGCGCACAACTAGGCGCTGCTTTTCACCGGACGCGGCGAGCAGTGCTTCATCTGCGGACTTGATGGTGGTAATCGTTGCGTCGACGTTCGCGGGGATCGTGACGCAGGACAATTCGAGCCACTCCCATTTCAAGAAATGTTCGGCCCAGGTGTCTTTGATTTGAGCGGACTCAATCGGGTTGAATCCAATCGACATCCCCTTGACGAGTTTGTATTTGACGGACTGCCAGGCCGCGTCGATGCGGTCTTTTAGCGCGCCGAGCTCGAGAATTTTGGCAAACTGCGCCTGGAAGGTGATGCCGTCCGGCGTGGCCTTGGCTGCGATCACTTCGCCGACCGGCTCACGCGAGTTGTGCTGCCAGAGCAGTGGCAGTGGCAGCTTGAACTGCGCGCCCTCGGGCTCAACGATGTCGCCCATACGATCCGTGCTTGGCGTGGTCGCGATGCCCTCAATGACGCGTTGTTCTTCGTTGATGCTCTTGATGGTGAAAAGGCTGTAGGCTCGTTTCATGGTGTCGCTCTAATAAAAAAGCCGCCCAGGAGGCGGCTTGTGGATCGGTGAGGCGCGGTTAAACGAAAATGAGTTGAAACTTTTTAACGGGCTGCGGCGCGACGCCCATCACTCCGATGCCCATGAACAGCGCGCACGCATCGTCAATCTTGTCGGCGCTGCGCTTTCTATCGGGCGCCATGTTCAGGTTCTCATCGCGCCGGGGTGTCACGTTCGAGGCGCACCAGTTGAGCACCGCATCGCCGCCGTGACGCAGGTTGCCCGGCAGGTAAAGGCGCTCGGTTTCCTGCATTGCCGGGTGGTAGGACTTCGTGCCTTGACGGAACTCCTCAAGGATCGAGCCCATCTTCCCGTCGGGCAGCTTTCGCTCGGGCAGCTTCAGTTTCAGGCGGTTGATCAGATCGCGGATATTCCAAGGGTCGTACCCGATGACCTTGGGCTGGAAGCGAATGCAAAGCTCCAGGATGTCGCGCTCCACTATCGCGTAATCGAGCACATTGCCCGATAGCTGCGTGATCAACCCGGCTCCAACCCATCCCGCGTATGGGACGGTTCCGCGCTCGGTGCGCTGCGCAACGGCCTCGACCGGCACCCATCGCCGGCCCCAGGTGTAGACGATGCCATCGACGCGCCACACCAGACGAAAGGCCATCAAGTCGGTCGTCGATGCGCCGTCGAGCCCGCCCCAACATTCCTTGCCTTGGAGAAAGTCGAGATCGACCGGGCCGCTACAGCGTTTCCATCTTTCAATGTTGAGCCAGGTGTTCTCGGCGGCAGCTTGCCGGTTGAGTCGCTTGATCTTGAATTCAGCGTGCCGGCCGGGCATCTGCTTTGCATCGGCAGCGGCTTTCGTTATCTCCCGTTCGAGGATGGCGTTCACGTCCATCAGCGGATTCGCCTTCTGCCACTTCGACGCATCGAAATCGCCGTCCGCCGCACGGTATCCGGGTTGCCCAAGCTCGCCGATCTGATCGTCCAGGGCGAAGATCAGCGGAAAGAAGTGGTCGGCCTCAAGGATGCCGCTCAGAACCTGATGCGCGTAGTGCCGCATTTCCGGCCACGGCCCCGGTGTCTCGTAGCCCTCGGTCGTGGTGTAGAGCCACAGGGCATTGAGCCGCGCGCCTGCGGCCGACTGCAGCACGTTCAGCAGATCGTGCGTCTTGTGCGCGTGGATCTCATCGAGCGCCACATGCGAGGGATTCAGCCCGTCCTGCGTTGAAGCGTGCGCGTTGATCGGCTTGAAGTTGCCGCCCACCTGCCAGTTCACGATTGCGCTCGCGAACACCTCCAGGTTGAATGCCTCGCGCAAGTCCTGCGTTTGCTCGACCATGCGCCGCGCGATGTTGAAGATGATCCGCGCCTGATCGCCGGTGGTCGCTGCGGTGATGACCTGCGGCCCAGGCTCCGGCTCATAGCACAGGCAATAGAGAAGAATCGCCGCGGCCAGCGTGCTTTTCGCGTTCTTGCGCGCCACAGCAAAGAGCGCGCTGGTGAACCGTCGGGTGCCATCGAGCGACCGAAAGCCGAATAGATTGACCAAGAAGAAGACGTGCGCCGGGTGCAGTACGATCGTCGGCGTTTCCCACTTTCCCTCGACGTGAGGGAGCTGCTCGATGAATTTGCAGACCTCGCGCGCGTGCGTGAGCGAGAATTTGAACGGCCCGCCTTTTTCCGCTGCGCGCTTGCGATCCTTCAGATAGCGCGAAGCCGCAAGACGTATCCATTTGCAGTGCGTGTCGCCATCGACATCCGCGATCGCCTCGCGCGCGAAGGAATTGGCAACCGCGACAAAATCACGCTCGGCGCCTCGTTTTGCCCCCATCGATTAGATCCAGAAAACGATTCTTTTTCTTGCTCGGCGCGCCGGTAGAGACGCGCGAACGCGACGAAGGCGTCATGCCGAACTCGGTTTCCGCCTTGTGCATCTGCTCCTGCGCCTTGTTCGAGACGGCCAGGTACGGGTTTTGAATCGGGAACCCGGACGGCGAAATCAATACCTCGCCCTGCTTCGCGACCATGCTCTCGGCCACGAGATAGCGCCCGCACGCCTGGCAATAGCGCGCAAACGCATTGAGATCGATGTCGGTGATCATGTTGTTTCGGACGAGCTTCGGAAATTCAATCGCCCACGCCGCGCGGCCCTCGCCGCTCAGCCACGCGGGCGGCTGGGTCGTTTCCTCAACAACGTCCGGCTGCGGCTCCGACTCGTTTAGTGGTCGATGTCCCGGATGGCCGGCGAGCAATTTCAGATGCGTCGGCTTCGGTTTTCGACCTGCGCGCATGGATGCCCAAAAAATAGTTAAAAAATAGTTGTTTTTTGATGGCAAAAAGCTCGACGAGCGTATTCATAGCGTAATCGACGTGTACGCGCTTTTTGAGCATTTCCTTACTATCCTACCGCCCTACCTGCGAAAAAAACATTATTAAAACAAAAGTATAGAAGTGCCTTTTTCGCTCTACCGCTGGAGAGAAACATGCCAACTCCCTGTTCAAAATCCTGGCACGATCCTGTCCGCGTGCTCACCAAAGAGTTTCATGCCAACTCAGCGCATCGAAGCCGCCGTCGCCTCTGGCACGATCCTCTCCGCGCGCTCGGCGGAAGATTTCTGGTATCCGATTTCCGTGATTGATTAATCCCTTTGCGAAACGACAGCGACTACGGATCGTTGGACTGTGATCACGCGACGGTCGCCTGCTGCCCTTCGCAGGGTGATCGCAATCGCGTAATTGCCACGCGGATTTTGTGCGTTGCGGAATGCCGATCCGATATCTATCGCGGAAATCGGATTCCTGCAATTTCATGCGACTTTGCGCGTCGTCGCCGCCGCTTCTACCACGACTTTCTCCGCGTCGAGCGCGCTCACCGCGAGCTCAGCTAGCAGGCGAAGTGCGACCGCGTTGTTGATGACTTTCTTTTCCTGCTTGACACGCACGATCGCATCGAACAGCGCGTTGAACGTCGCGAGCTCGCCGACCAGGACTTGCGCCTTTTTGCTCGCTTCGATGCGCGCGACGAGTTCGATAAATGCGTTTTTTTCCTCGGGCAGGAAAACGATCGTCAGCTCCTCGTACTTCGGTCGCGTGATGCCGAGCGCCGCGAGCTTCTCGTCGGTGCATTTGAAGGCGTCGTCGGTGACGCCGCTGTAGCGCTTCCACTCCAGCGAGTTGAGGCTGGTGTAGAGCTGCGCCAGAATGTTCGGATCGTCTTTGCCGTTGATCGCGTTCTGCGACAACTGGATCGCCAGGCGCCTCTCCTCGGGTAGCTCCGTCAGGATGTCGAGCACGTCGGCTTCCTCAACCCCGGCCTTGATCGCGGCGCGCACCCGGTGGTTGCCGCTCAGCACTTCGCCGCGATAGACCACCGGGACGCCCATCAGCTTCCCGTCCTGCTTGATGTTGGCGACGAGCTGGCTAAACTCCTGCGGCGTCATGTAGCGCGCGTTCTTCTCCAGCAATTTCAGGTTGCGCAGCTTGACCTTGACGATCTGGCTTTCCACCTTGTCCAGCAAATTTTCGGAACCATTCATTGAACACGTCCTGGATGGATTGATTGCGAATTGACGACTCATACTGCAAGTGATCCGGCGCGCGCTTCGCCAATTCAAAAACGCCGCGGTACTTCATGGATACGGGCTTGGTCGTGAACGCCGTCGTCGTAATGGACTCAACCTTGATCAGCAGCCGCCGGTTGATCGGCTCGATCACCTCGCGGCAGCTCGCGATCATCGGGATCAGTTTCGATAGCCTGCGTTCGCGCGAGACTGAGAAATCCGAGAGCATATAAAGCTCGCGCGTCTTATCGCCGAATCGCGTCTGCGCAAAGATGAATCCGCCGGCGAGCTCGCCGTCGATCAGCACGATGCAATTGAACTGTCCGGTCGTGTGTTCGATGCCTTTGGCGAGATAGACGTTTTTCAGATAGTTCATCCGCTTGCCGTCGACCTCGGCAACCGTTACCTTGCTCTCGGCCGTAATCGCGGCAGGATCGATCACCGCGTATTTGAACTGCACTTCGTTCGGCAGCCGGCGCCTGAACGATGCGGCCTGGTTGCTCGAATAGGTGTAGACGGGCTTGTTCGCGCCGCGCCATTCCGTTGTCGGCGTGCGATCGGCGAGCAACTGATCCGAAATCACGCAGTATGGAATATGCCGCTCTTCAAGCGACACGATGAAGGCCGGCAACGAATCCGGGTCCCAGATGCTGTACTTGGGCGCTGGCCAATCGGTGTTCTCGTTGACGAGCCGGTAGATTCGCTCATATCCATTTTTGTAGGTCGGAGCAAAGCAAG